AGAATATGAAAAATGTATAGCAAAAGGGGACACAAAACCGATTGATGTTATTTCACAAGAAGAATTAGAAATAAAAGATGCAGTAAAATTACCTGCACAACCAAACACATGTTATGATCGAAGAGAATTAAAAAAATGGTTTAAAAATAACAAAACAAATCCGCTGTCTAGAGAACCAGGAACACAAGATTGGATCGACAAAAATAAGGGAGATCAAGATTGTGAGCCACAGACAGAAGGAGGAAAAGGGAAACGGAAAGGAAGAAAAACCAAGAAACGCAAATCCAAGAAATCCACTAAAAAAACGAAGAAACAAACCAAAAAAAAAGCACCAAAAAGAAAAAAGCGCACCTAATTATACATAGAACATTTTATTTATAATTCATTTTCGTCTAATTTAATCAAACATATACTATCTTTTTGTGTTTCATCGAAAGCATTTGAACGCTTTTTTGCTGCTCTGTGTTGATAACCTTCAATCCGTTCTTTTTCTATAATGTCCCATACTTCTTTAATTTTGGGTTGTACTCGTTCAAACCAATATTGGTTTCGATGAATTACTACACACGATATTTCATCCAATTTCCAAAATATTTTTTTAAACAACACATTTCCGTTTACACTCATCATTTCTTTGTGATAATCAATCCATTCTTCCACCCTTTCTTTTTTTAATGAAAAGTTCAAAGGCATATATTTATAAATTGGAATATTATAACTATCTAAATCCAATATTTTTGTAGTTGTATCAGTATCAGTACCAATATATTTTGTAAAATATAAAATAACTCCTTTATGTTCTGATGTTGTATCCTGATAAAATTCGTCTTCTGTTTCGTATTCTTTAAACCGCGTTTCCACAAAATCACATTTATTTAAATTACACGTTTCCATCTGTATTTGTGTTTGAACCCAATATTCGGTTTTGGGAATACCAGTAATTTCGCGATTAAATATATTTTTGATTTCTAACATACGACCATAACGAACATTTGTTTTATCAACATTAATACCATCAGGTGATGCACCAATATAAGGAAATTTTTCATGTTGTATACAGCCATAATCTTTTACTTTGGTTTGATACAATTTTTCATATAATATAATAGTTACCGGTTCGTATTTTACCCCCCAATGCATCGGACTATTTGAACCATAATTATGAAATACATATTCTAACGGTTTACATTTTTCATAAATCAAACTATTCACTAGAGCTTGACTACCAAATACCTTATATAAATTACTCGCACTAATTAAATTATATCGAAATTCATACCATTCTTTGGTCTTTTGTGCCGGTTGAGGAACATTTGCTAATTTCGTTAATGTATTTTCTAATTCTTCTAATACTTCTGGACTATGCTCATCCATATCATCCAAAGTAATAGAATTAGATCGTTGTGGGATTCGATTATAACGAAAGTACATCTCCATCTGTATTTCTACTAAGTTAATTATATCATAATAACTTTCCGTTTCTTGAAAATCATCTACAATTTCATTACCTAACATTAAATCCAAATAAATTAATTCTGCAATATGATGACCCATCTGTTGTTGAAAATCTGGATTACTTAATTCTGTTATATTCGTATCTAAATATTCTTCGATTAAATGATTCATCGTTATCGATAATTCTGTTATTTCATCTTCTGATAAAGACCCAAATACGTCAGGAACTTCTATAGTTTCTTCTTCTTCTGAATCATTATTATCTTTGATATTTCCACATAAATTTTCACACAATTGATCACATCCTTGTTGTATATTCTCCATCATGTTTTCTCCTTTAAATATTTTATTTATATTACCTAATAAGGATTCAATTGCTTGTAATTTAGCCATATCTTCCATATAAGTATTATCGGTTTGCGTTCCTTTATCTATAGATTGATCCATATTTTTATCCATATTTTTATTTATCCGTTTAACTTTAATTAACTTATTAATCAATTTTTTATATTTGATTATTCATCAATATATTCACCAACGATTTATTCATACCATTCACATGAACAAATGCGGGTTCTTTACTTTTATAATAAACGCGATTGTTTTCATATACTAATGTTTGTTCATCAATACCATGCGTATTTAAAAAGAGCCGATTTTCATAATCCAATTTTATTTTATCAGGATTTTCTAAAAATTGATAGGTCCAAAACAATTGGTCGTCATGTTTATCATTATATTCATAACCTTTCATACATTCACGTAATTCTTTTACTCTTCCTATAAACAACCCACTATTTAAATATGAAAACTCATGATGACGTTCTTGATACCGCGTTGCTAGGTCGGGTTTTGGATTACATTCAGTTTCGCAACCAAACAAAATAGGAATATTCATTTTTTGATATCTTGCTATAATTTCATCAAACGTTCCATAATAAACTACATCATAGGCATCTGTAAACAATACAATTTCCATTTCATTTAGTTTATCATCTTGTAAAAAATCATATACTTCTTTTAATTTTACACCAAAATTACCTGTTGCATTCCAACCAATATAACGATTTTCTTCTTGTCCTAAAATTGTTATATGTTCTCCATTTTGTTGAATTTTTTGTTTGATGTTGTCTAAAACTACATGCGGTTTTGTTGCGATTGTTATATAATGTAACATTTATATAACAATATGGTATTTTTTATTTCATTTTTTATCAAGTATCACTTCTTTTAATACATTCTTCATTATTTTCTTTTCCGATTTTTCCCTTTCTTCGTGACCACCCAACACTATTATCGATAGATCGGTTAATTCTTCCGATTTTTTCGATTCCATGTCCATACAATCTGGATTTTCATCTTGCCATTTTGGAAGCATTCGTATATTTTTATTTTCTATGTTTTGAATTGTTTTCTTTATTTTTATCTTATCATCTTCATCTTTTGCCCACTTATCTTGGTCTTTTATGTATACAGTTTCCCGTTTTATATCTGTACAGTGAATGGGTCTTTCGGTTACATCCATATCATTCAACGCTTTTACAAATATACGACTCATACCTTCTACGTAACCTAATTTGCCTGTTTGAATTAAATCATTCATGTTTACTTGAATTGATTTCATAAAATCTGTGATGTTTTGCGCATTCTTGCAATCTTCATTTAAAAACATTTGTAGATTGAATTGATTGTTATTTGTGGTATTTGTGGTATTGTTATTACCAATTTTTGGAATAATTTCTTTGATTGTATCTTGTTGTTGAACTACTGCTTTTTGTAATTCTTGATTTTGTTTCATCATTTCTAGAAACATGTCTTTATAATCAATGTTATTTTCGTTGGTATTTTCAATCATATTTTGGATTTCTCGAGAAGGTTCTTCGTTTTTTGTTTCTTTTTTTGTTTCTTTTTGGGAATGCGGTTCATATGTACAATTTTTTTTGTGATACCATAAACTATTTCTAGCATTATATTCCTTACCGCAAACACATCTAAATATAATTTCGGAACTTTTTGGAACTTTTTCCGTTCTAAACGTTCTATTTTGATGTTTAGCTGTTAAAATATGTCTATCAAATTGACTTTTTCTTATTGTAATATAGTTGCATTCTTTACATTCATATTTTTTGGAACTTTCTTGAACCTTTTTCATTCTAAATGTTCTATATATTTAGAACAGAAAAAGTTCCTAAATGTATTTTTATGAAAATAATAAAAAAAAGTTCAGTAACAAACTGAAAAATATTTTTAGCGGTTTTAAAGCGTTTTCGGGCAAAACACAAAAATGGATTTGAAAAAATAGAAAAAGTTATATTTTTATTAAAAAAAGGACATTTATTTTTGTCCTTTTTTAAAATCTACAGTTGACTTTTCACTTTTTTTTGTAAACAATGAAAAAATATGAAAATGATTGTTTCATATCTTTTGTTTTTTTAGTTATTATTTTACATGTTTATTGATCCAAAACCCATTAATTTACTAATGAAAATCTCATTATTACGAATTTCTTTCGCTGCTTTCTTTTCGGCCTTTGCAATAGCAACTGCTGCTTTCTTCACAACGATTGCGGCTTTATTCGCATCGATTGCGGCTTTCTTCGCAACTTTCGCTGCTTTTTTGTCGGCTTTTAATTTACGTTTGTTATATCGTCGTGTATACATTTCTTCTTGGTACATCTCATTCCTTTCGCGGCGTGGTCTTGCCTCCTGTTTTTTTAGGAATTCGAGGTGTTTCTTCTTCCTGATTAAACAATCGGTCGCTATCATTAACTTAAACCCCTTTTTACGAATAAAATAATCGATCTCCATATTATATTTGGTTTTCAACAATAAAGATAAAGCACATATTGGAACACTCGATACTTCATCCCATCTGGCGGTGATGCCGGCGTTAGAAACAGGATATTTTTTACGAAAATTATCAAGCATCAATAGTACCGTGTGATTAAAAGTGATCACTTTGGCTTCAGTCCGTAAATCAACACCAGAACTAGATTGGATAGATATGAGTTGTGTATCAGATTCAAAGAGATTAAATAGTTCTTTTTTTGGATACCAACGTCGTGATGCAAATCCTGGAGTTTCATTATAATAGAATAGCTGTTTCACAAATCCATTTAGATAGATATTCGTAAGATTAACATTATTCAATAAAGAATGAAATGGATTTTGCCCATTCGCATTTAACGTTTCTTCAGGTAAACGGTTTGTGCCTCGAACTAAATAAGGGCGTTTATCTAGCATCATAGAAATACGAGTTTCGATATCAATAAATTTAAAGATTTCTCTTCTTAATTCTGCGGGAAGAAAGGGAATAAATTTCATAAAATCCCGTTTTTCAGTAGGGGGAGCCAATCTATCTTTCCGCAATTCCCTGTCTATCAAAGAAATATATTTCTTTGGGGTAGTCAAAGTAGTAGTCAAAGTAGTAGTCATATTATTTAACGTGTGTTGTAAGTAGGTTGCTTTTAACATTTCTATCATTTTTTTTCAACTTTTCATAAAAAATGTTTTCATAATAAAATGGTATCACCGTATGTAGTTCATACGTACGTCGTACGTCGTATGTCGGAGATGATTTATACATTTTTTTTGTAATACAACGTATAAATAAATTAGAATTCAATCGCATTATTATAAAATGTTTTGGTAAAAACAACCGTATAAAAACTGAAAGAAACAATAATATGAAGTGTATATATCAACATATATGATAAATAAAGAAAGATTTGTATAGTTTCAGTTGTAATAACATAACATTTATGAGTTAACAAGATTCCATATATATAACTAGCTCTTCCTATAACTCTACAATAAAAAATACCAAAACAATAAGGCGAACATATATATATTTTTTTGTAAGATATATTTTTATATTCACATATAATACATTTTTGATAAGGAATATATTTATTTATATATCGGTTTAATTCAACTGGTAAAAATTTAAAATATCTTTTGAATTTATCTGGTATAAATATTTTTTTAATTAACATATATAAATACAATAAGATAAATATGATTAATGTTCGAATATATAAAACAATTTTTAATAGTAACATGTTTATATCCATTTATTGAGCCATTATTCGCTCACCAAGAAAACTTAATAAAAAATTCAAAAGAAGAATTAACAGGAATATATATAAAATTATTCAATTTTTATAATGAAATTGTTTATCATTGGAATACAAACTATAAATATTATTACAATAATAGTGAATTATTTCAGGAAATGGCGGATACAATAATTTATTTTTATACACATACACATGCATTCATTTATAATTATCATGTAGAACCATGTGATCTTTTTTGGTATAATATTAGTGTTTTAAATAATACGATGAATATAATGAATAAAAATATAGAATATACGATAGATGAAAAATATGAAATTTATGATAATTATAATGAAACAGTTCAAGAAACCACTATGATAGAATATAACCATATCGTAAATAATATGAATAAGAATGATTTTATTTCAATATTGATAACGATAAAACAAGATGATAAATATTTTATACAAGTAAATAATTGTACCAATTTAAATTTCGATTTTATACCAAGTAAGGTTCGTTTTTTATCAATTGAATACGAAGACCCTTTGTTAAAAGAAAAATTTGTACTAACAATAGATGAAAATATGTTATATGAGAAGAATGAAATATTATCATCTGCATTTATCAAAAGATATTTAGATTATCATCCAATAAATGTAGGATACAATCATAATTATAAAATTCATATAATGGATAATAATATTAATATGATTACATTAACGGAAAATGATTATATTTTATTACATAAAGATAAATATGAAATAATAAATAATAACTAATATAAAGTTAAAATGTATATAAAATATATGAGCGTAGTCACAATGGAGACTGTAAGCGTTCCTTCCGTAGAGCATTTTTTGAATGATAAATGGGATTTATATTACCATTTACCACACGATAAAAATTGGGATTTGTCCGGTTATACAGTAATAATGAATAATATTGATACAGTAAATAAAGTAATTTCATTAAATAAAAGCATTCATGATAATATAATTAGAAACTGTATGTTATTTGTAATGCGGAAAGGGATTACGCCAATGTGGGAAGACCCACAAAACAGGGAAGGGGGATGTTTTTCCTATAAGATACTCAATAAATTTGTTCCAGATGTTTGGAGAAATTTATTTTGTATGTTATCTGGAGAATCGATTTGTACAGATGGAGAAGCGAATACGCATATAAATGGAATAACCATATCTCCAAAAAAGAATTTTTGTATTTTAAAAATTTGGTTTAATGTAGCAACTTATCAAGACCCAACCATAATTACAAGTATTCAGAATTTACAAACACAAGGATGTTTGTTTAAAAAACATGAACCTGAATTTTAAATAATGAGTAGGATATCCAGAAATCACTCTTTTGGATATGTTCTCAATTATATTTAAAAATATAAAATTGAATTCTTTTTATATTTTTATATAATAGTAACCAACTCAACATGTCAAGAAATAAATTCCCTCACGACCAAGACAATCGTATTCAAAAATTGTATTATGATGTAAATATTCATACCATTTTCAATAGAACAAAATT